CGGTATGACCATTCAACAAATGATGACGATGTTTGATAAAAAGTCGTGGGAAATGGATGAGTGGTGCAAAGAGAATTATCGAGGGCATAACTTTGCTTGTGCTTACGAAATGGTAAGGCAGGCGGTGTATATGGAGTTCTTGGACACTGTGAAAGAACTTGGATACAGAGGTAATCCTTCGGCTTTGAATATCATAAATACTGCAATTAACAGTCACGCAGCGGACAACGTTGTGAAGATTGTGTTTGATAATACTTTGAAGGAAGAGAACGATGGCGATAAAGAAGAAATCACTGATAGATAGAATTAAAACGGAAGCATTGCTTGAAAATGCGGAATTGAAAGATAATAACCTTTACGGGCATTACATATCCGGGGCGGACAAAGCCGGGCAGAGAGGGGCGGAAATTATCAAAAATAACGATTTTCAGCCATTTTTCCATAAACATGTGGCCCATTTATACGATGAACCGGTCAGTTTAAAGACGTTTGTAAACTTCGACCCGGACGTCATCGCAACGGCTGGTTGGTATACAATTAAATACGTTCCGGCCAAGTCAAAATACAGAGTTAAGAACCGTCCGTATCAAATCGGACAGGACCTAGTTCACTTCCGCGTATGCGTGAGCGGACCTAAATATTGGCACGTGTTGTGTGAGAGAATTCCGGAACTTGCTTGGATACAACGTTGGAGTTACCTCACAGACGATTTGTTCAAAATCGCAGCGCAACATCCGGGCATGTCGTTCTACTTCACAGTCGATTGGGTTAGATACGCCAAGATGATTGAGGAGAAGGCCAAAGCAAAAGGTATCGACATTGACGACTCTCCGTTTGTTACTTACATGACGACCGAAGAGAAACTTGCCGAACTGAACAGCACATACCTGCTCGCTCCGGAACGTGGCAATGCGGAATATCGCGAAACGGTCGATAAGGTCGATAGCGAATTCGGTCAGGAAGAAGAGGTTGTGATATAATGGAAAAACGACACGTGATAACACATAAGGAATGGGTTAGACAAAAAATCTTGGGAATGACCGGGCTTATTGAAAGCGAGTTGGACCCAAGAACAGTAATTGAAAGACTGACATTCGTTAATGATATTGATGAAGTCCAAAAAGATAAATTAAAAGAATACAACATCTGGTATGTTGGCGACAGCGATGAACTTATTAACTATTATACGCGCGCGAACATATTAGATTATAATAGCAATCCAATTTACAATAGAAACAAACGTTCGTATTTCTGGAGTGAGTCATCTACGGAAAGCGACATCAAGCGCAGCCACTCCGGTATGCCTCGTAACATTGTTGACACGCTCGTTAACATTGTTGGCATTCCAAAAGTCGGAGTTGGGGACCCAGACGGTGTGCTTAAAGACATAGATGGCAGGCTCAAAGAAATTTTGGAAGGAAACAACTTCGACCACACGCTTATTCAAAAGGCCAGACCGATGACATTCGTTGAAGGCTGGGGCGCATGGAAGATTAACTGGGACAGCGATTTTATGGATGTCCCTATTCTTCTATATTATAGAGCGGACAGCGTAGACTTTGTTTATAAGTCTGGTCGTCTGTGTGCGATTATATATAGAGATTACTTCCAAGACAAAGATAGAAAAAATTATGTTCTATACGAAACGAGACGACTCGCAAAGAAAGATGGACAACCTTGCTTGATTATTGAGAAAGAGTTGTTTAGAGAAAACGGGGACAGTAATGTTATTACACCTGTTGAGATGGACAGCCTTCCACAGTTAAAAGATGTTCAGACATCGATTATTGTTGAAAACTTTAATAGGCTTCTAGGATATCCTAACATTTTCTTTGAAGACAGTTCTGGCGATTGCCCGGGACGTAGCATCTTCACAGGCAAGATTGACTTGTTTGACGACGAGGACCAATGCCACTCACAAGCAGCAAACGCTGTAAGACGAAGCACTGTTCACGAATACTTCAATGTTCAGTATCTTGAAAAAGACGAACACACAGGTATGCCAAAGATGCCAAAAGACTTTGACAGAAAGTATATTGCATTTAAGGGACCAAAGGGTGGCGACGGCTCTATTGCTGGAGGGGGACTTCCAGTTCAGGTCACACAGCCACAAATCGATTTTACTCAATACGCAGCGGAGGAACAAAATATCTTGTTAAATATTATTAACGGTATTATGTCTCCTGCTACACTCGGTATCGATATTGCCAAGAAGGACAATGCTGATGCCCAAAGAGAAAAAGAGAAAGTTACTATCTTTACAAGAAATACAGTTATTGCTGAAGAAGGTAAAACTATTAAATACATTGCTAACGACTTGTTATGTGCGGACGAGTTAATGAAAACTGGTAAATGCACATGTAAGAGATATGATGTCTATGTTCAATATAACGAATTTGCTGATGCAAGTTTTGAAGCGAAGTTAGAGACAACTCTTACAGGATTACAGTCTGGCGCAATGAGTCCAGAGATGTTCATTGAATATCTTTACGGAAATTCAGTAAGTAAAGAGATTAAGGAAAGAGAACTCAAATACATCAAGGAACAACAACAGCAACAACAACAAGTCGGTCCTGAAGAAGAAGAGATGGCCAAAATGTTTGGAGAGATGGGTGCGGAAAATCCATATAACGATATGATGGAGCAGCCAAACCCGGAAGAAGTATCCGAGGACTTGGGAATTCCTCCACTAGAGGATATGGCAAATGATAATATCTAAAAATAACCTACGTTTCAAACAGGTAACGTTCGCTACGGAGACACGCTGTATGGCGATTGTCGCCGAGGGTGTAGCACGGTATGTTCTGAAACCGATTGTTATGAGGCGATTAAGGGGCATTACAACCGACCCCTTTTTGCTTTCACAGTTCAAAAAGATGTTTGACGAACTGCGCAGAAAGGCGGGGGTCAAGCACGGTTCGGACCGAAGAGAAACGGTAGCCTCCGAAGCATATCAGATGTTTGATAAAGTTGAACAACTGAAGAATGCGATGTGGAGGGAAAAGGACCAACACGAAAAGATTGATGACCTAGCAGCACGGTTAGATGATGAGGACAACATTTTCTTCGTCTGCTCCCGTCATCAAGATTGTGCGAAGGACCACGAACCGTATCAGGGGCGACTCTACGTTTCGGAGAATTGGAAAAACAAGCCTCACAGCAAAGAGGTAGCACGGTATATAAACAATAGAAAAGCCACTCTACGAACCGTAGAGTCAGTTTGTTACGACTATCCTTACCTGATTACCAGACCGAACTGTCGCCACACGATGAAGCCGGTTAAGACCAGCGCGGTATTGTCCGGAGATTGGAAGGACGAAATAGACTATGTGAAGTCTCAAAAGAAGAACCTGACATATATTAAGTATTATGAGCGTTTGAAGTATTTAGAGGCATTAAACGAACGCCTACCTAATAAACAGTTACAGAAAGAAATGGCAAGAACCAGAACGCTCATGAGGAAACATAAAATAAAAAGAGCCGGGACATAATCCCGACTTTTTTTGTTGCGGCGACAATATGAATTGAAATTTTGAATTTTTGTAAAAGGAGGAGTTCGCCGCTCTGTTACGTCATCTTTTCGTTCGATACATATATTATACTACTATATAAAACAGTTGTCAAGCCCCCACATACCCCAGCACGGTATTAACCTACAAAAGAAAATCGGCATGTTAGCCGATAATTTCTTGCTGTTTCAGGATATTGACGATTAAATCTATGTCAGAATTGATGTAATCTGGGAGTTTTGAACCGTATCCTGTGTGAACGAAGCGAATGTTGTAGACGTCTTTGTCTAAATCAATCTCGCCAGCCCATTTACTGTCCGGTTCGTATAGGTCCGGAAAGAAAAACAGTAGCGTTTTGCGTAACTGTTCGTCAGTCAGGTTCAATTCGTGTAGGATTTTCATTGTTTCTAGATTGTATTCAATCTTGTTAAATGGTCTATTTTTCCATGTTAGCATACTTCTACCCCCTCAATTTCAGTAAATACAGTCGGTATTTCCCTTGTAAAACCGTCTATATCCCTGTTTTTAGGCCACACAGTGATTGTTTTTAGGTCCAATTCTAAACTTCTTGCGTCAGCGTTGACTTTTAAACAGTTACAAAACTCAATACTAACTGCTTTTTCGTTTGCGTTTCCTAGTTGAAAGTCAATTTCTTCTTCTGCGTCGTTGAAAATACCGTATCCTCCTAGACAAACGTAATAATGTTCGAGCGATGGATGGTCAATAATCATAACTCGTTCGCCTCTAAACATTTCTTCTAAATCTTTTTTTAATTGTTCATTTTTCATGTAATCTTTTCCTCCTTATGAACACTTATTATAATATACTATTATCATACTACTGTCA